GTACCATTCAATCGATTTTCATTCTGGCGTTGTAAATACGTAGACATACACGTACAACTTACAGCATCAAGATATCATCAAGGCAGATTATTAATGGCATACGTACCTAGTCAAATACCGAAAGCACTTTCACTAGAACGAATTACAGCAGCTCGAGTAATAGCAAACGACCATGTTATGCTCGATCCAGCTAATGGCACAGTAGCAACACTTAGAATACCATACAAACATTTCAAAGGCTACTTAGATCTCAAGAATAACGACTCGCTTGGCCAACTATATTTTGTAGTTCTTAATCAATTGCAGGCAGTAACAGGCAGTGCACCAACAGTCACTGTTAAAGTTTTTGTCAGCGTTGTAGGCTCAGAATTTACTACACCTAGACCAGGAGGAGCAAGTTTTCTCGAAGGCTTGGCAGCAGAAAGAGCACATGCTCAATCTACCAACGACGCAGTAGGAGTGACTAGCGCAGATCAAATAACACAAGAGGTTGAAACAAGTGTAGTTGAAGAATTACCAGCACCAACACCAAATACTTCATCTAAACCTAAACCAACAGTAGCCGCAACACAACGAGCAACACCTCATAAAACACTCAAACCAGGCATTAGTAAAGTTATTGACCCTAACAAGGTTAGTATACTAGGAGATAATAAAGCGAATTTCGCTACTTTAGCACCCAAAGACATGTACACAGCAGATCCAAAAAATCCACACTTTGGCGAGACATATCGATCACTTAGAGAAACATGCAAGCGTTACATACCAGTTTCAAGACACGTATTTGACAGTGCTTGGATTGGCGCACATTTTTCACCAGACGCACAATTAGGCATAGAACCATTTCAACTTACAATACGTTCAGGCGATTTTATTTTTGGGCATTTAGGCATGATGTCTTTTTGTGCTCATATGTTTCGTAACTGGCGTGGTTCTATCAATTTTAAGGTTTTCGTTAGAGTTTCAACAGCAGCAGGTTATAGACCACAAGTAGGTTCTATACAAATTATTAACGATCAAATACCTTATATAGATGATAGAGCTTATCCTAGAACAGCTTTTTATGGAACTCTCTATAATAATGGCGCAAGAGTAGACAATCA